GGATTTGTGCGCGAGGTAGGGTTAGCGTGCTCATACGTCTAGCGTTGCCGCGTTAAGGTCAACCCGCACGTTGTCAGAAACGCGCAAGCGAAAGACGCGATCCGATGCCGTGCCAAGCGCCAGCCAGCGGACGCGCTGCATCCATCGGCCAGTAGCGCCCAGCGAGCGAGTCAGGGTCGCTCCGTAGTTATAACCACCGTCATTACTGATCTGGAGCGTGATAAGCCCCGATCCTTGACCCGTGGTGCAGAGAAGCTCAAGGCCCCGATAGCTCACCGGCTCAAGCGACGGCAGGCGAAGGTGCGGCCACGTCCGTTCACGCAGCATCGTGGCCCCTGCAATCTGGTTGGACTCGCCGTTGAAGTAGTACAGGCCATTCCCGCCGATGGCGTAGTGCGTCGAGCCGGAAAAGGCGACCTGTTCCACTCGGAACTGCGCCCAGTCGCCGTCCCATTCGGCCCGTTCGTGCCATTGGCGGGTCGCCGCGTCAAAGATCCACGTTGACGACAGCCCCGGGGCCTTGACCGCCACGAATTCCGCGCCGCGCGTCTGATAGCCCCAAATGTACGTTCCGGAAATATCGGTCGAGCCGGCCAACGCTTCTTCAACGGCATCGGTTGACACGCGCACGGGTTGATAGCCCTGCATCTCATAGACGATGCCGCTACCACGCGAGGTTTGGCCGACCCAATACAGTGTATCCGCAGCCACAGCCACCGCGTTCTGCCCGACGCAACCAACGTCAATAGGGGTTCCGTTGTACCGACTCAGCGGGAAATCAGGCGATCCGCTGTTGATCCAAACTTCGCACGATGTAGATCCGAAGAAATAGACCTCGCGCTTTCGGACCCGGTGCGTGATGATCCGATCCGGTTGGCTGTCTGCGGAACTGAAGTCCAGCGCATCCAGATTCGACGCATCGTCGATGGCCGAAATGTAGAAAATCTCTGTGCCGGGGTCACAAAAGATGAAGTAGCCGTCGAGGAATTCAACGTGGTTTGACCCGAGCCAGCCTGCACTGAGGATCTGTGCGAATACGTTTGTCGTCAGGTTCAGAACATACCCGTTCGGGCCGTCCACGATGCAGAGTTGCTCTTGCCCGTCAGCCATCGAGACATGCCCGACCGAGGTTGCCAGCGTCCCACGGGACACCGGAGCGCCTGAAACCCATTCGTACAGGGTAGAGCCAGCCACGACGAAAAGCCGGCCCTCTGCGTCCCATACGCCACGCGTGGGAACGCCGAAGTCATACACAAGGTCCAGCCCGTCGCACTGCTTCAGGCGTAGCTCTGTGTCCTCGCCTAGCCCGTCGACCTTGGCAAGATACCAGTTGACCGAGCGTTGAACAGCCGCCTTCCGGTCACTGAGGTGATACGAGGGGCCTAGGGCTTTGACTTCACGGTTTCCGGCCATTACTCCCACCCGTTCAGGATGTTCCCGCTACCCGATCCGCCCAGGATGACGCCAGGAACCATTGACTGCCCCGTCAGCCGCAAGCGTGCCGCCGCAGACTTCCTCGCAACATCGCCAGGGACGCCCCCGATTAGCACGGTTGCCAGCGTCTCCGCCAGCATCGCAGACAGGCCAGATCGCCAGCCAGCGGGGAGAACATAGTCGGTGTCCAGCGCCGCAAACTCGCTAGCGGCCTGCTTGAAGCGAAGTGCAATCGGCACAGCGACAGGGGCAGGGTAGAAGTAAACCGTAGCCGCGCCGTCGTGCGCGTAGACCTGCGGAACGCCGCCCGTGGTCTTGATGGTGATGCGTTCGGCCCATTGCTGCATCGTGATCGGCGCAATGTACTGGTCGCCGTCGCCTTCGTTGTACGTGGCCCCGAGGATTTGTGCGCCTGGAGCGATGCCCGCCCAAGTCGTCCCGAGCGTGCCCGTGCCCGTCACCGTCGCTGTCTCGGTCGTCTCACGCCACAACAGGCTTTTGCCGCCGTTGATCGCGTCAACCACCGAATTCAGCGCAGACAGGGCCAACGATGCGGTGTCAGCGTCCAGCGTTTCGCCAGGGCTCAAACGGTTCAGGTGAAACGACAGCGCGTCTTGGATGATGGTCCGAGCAGTCGTCATTTCTTACGCCTTCGGGAGTAGCGCACGCAGCTTATCAGCGCCAGCGCGATGGTGATACGGAATGCCCAGTGCATCAAGCTGCGCCCGCAGATCCGCAAGTTCATCAACCACTTGTCCCGATGCCTGAAAAGGAGGTTCATAACCCATCTCGGTCAGCGTCTTGTGCTCGTCTTCGGTGTTCGCCACCGCAAAGCCGCAGCACTTCGGGTTGTGAAGGTTCAGTGGGTACATGGCTGCATTTTCGCATGTAAACAGGCCCGGCAGACTTTCGCCTAACCGGGCCTGCGTTCAGCGCCTAGGGATTAGGCGGTGCGGCGCACGATGTGCTCAGGCTTCACCACACCGACGCCATACAGCACGTCGAAACGGCAGATGCGGCGGTTATTGGTGATGTCGAACTGGCGAACCATCCGCAGCGAGATACCGCCTTCGTCGGCCATCGAGGCAACCGCAGCCATATCCACGCCGTTCGGCACTTCAAGCTTCGGCGAAACCAGAGTGACGGCATTCTTGTGCCAGATCAGGTTTTGCGCGTAGCCGGTCGAAGCCGAGCCGGTTTGGATGGTGATCGCGGCATTGTCGGCCGGGCGGGCGGTCACGTTCTGGAACGCGCCGCCAGCGATGATGGCCGGGCTGATCACGATGGTCGCGTTGCCCGAGCCGTCCGAGCTGGTGTTTGCCGTGACGACAAACTGTTGCAGCGAGCCGGTCGACTGCTTGGTCTCCGGATTGACGCTGAAAACGCCAGCGATGGTGAACACGTCGCCGGCATTGACGCGGTTAGCCGCAGCAGCGGTCCAGCCGTCCGTAACCAGCGAGGTCGTCGCCGCATACGGGTTGTCGGTCGCGCCAGAGTTGATAAGACCCTGGTTAGCGCCATTGACCAGCGGGGTGCCACCAAGACCGCCGACCGTGTGAGTCGGGAGGTTTTGCGACATCACGAAGTCAAGTCCCAGCGCGGTACTCATAGAGCCGGTTTTGAACTGCTTTGCCAGCGTAGCCTGATCATTGAAGATGCCGGACAGGCCACCAACCACAGCCGCATTAGCGGTCGGGGTCAGCGCAGCGTAGCGCATACCGTCACGCGGAGCGGCTTGGTTGTCCATCGGGATTTGGGCATCCACAATGTGCTGGAGCGTCGAAGGGCCAGTGCCAGGGGTGCCGACGAAGTTGTAGACCTTATTTTTGACGGCCGCTGCGATGTTGTAATCGACGGTTGCCGCAATTTGCAGGCCGGCAGGCTTCAGGAAACGCTCGCGGAAAGCGGCATCGATGCTGCCATCGTTGCGAACAGCCGTGGCAAGGTCGAAATCGCTGATAGCAAAGTCGATACCCAGTTCCGGGTTCACCGTGATGGCAACGGTCGATTCGGTGATGTCCTGGATGTTGGCAGTCGCGCCCGAGCGGGTCGTGAACTGCACCGGACGACGGGCGTAGACGGTAGCGCCCGGGCCATACTTGCCGGTCCACATCTCGTCATAGTCCGAGTTCATCCGGCCCAGGAAGGCGGAGTTGTTGTGCGCAATGCGCAGGACCTCATTGGTAATGAGGGTCGCGGTTTGAAGCGAGTTAGCCATGATGGCTCCTTTACTGGTTTACAGACCCTGCGCGTTCATCCAACGACGCCAGCCTGCGGGATCTTTGATGACATCGGGTGCCGCGTTACTTGCGCCACCACCGCCGCGCACCGGCTCAATCGGTGCAGCGACCTTGCTAATCTGCGGCTTCGGCTTCGGGGTGCTTGCGAGCTTTGCCTCAATGCGGGCCATCGCAAACGCGGCGCGATTCGCGGGGAGTCGCGCAATCCGATCAGCTTCATCCGCGTTGTCGGGGTCAGTCAGGTACTCAATCAGCGCAGCCGGGTTGTCTGCGTCCAGAACCAGCATTTGCCGATCATGGTCAAACACCGTAGCCAAGTCGCCGGTGAGTTCCTCGAAGCGGTCCCCGAGCGTCTTACGCAACGAGATAGCCTTTTCGCGGATCTCTGCCTCGCCGTCCTCTTTCGCCTTGATCGTCGGGGCCAATTCCTTGGCCTTCTGTTCGATCATCCGCTGGAGTTCAGCCTTACTCAGAGATAGCGTATCGCTATCGTCGTCAATGGCTTGATTGTCCGCCTTTTGCGTGCTAGGCGCAAGACGGGCTAGTTCTTCCAGCTTTTCCAGCCGCGCAGCCATCTCGTATTTCTGGCGCGTCAGGTTCTGGATTCGCCGTTGCTCCCGCTTGAGTTGCTTCTCTAGCGGGTTCTCATCTTTGCCTTCTGGCTTCTCGCCTTCGGGCTTGTCTTGTGGCGCCTCGGTCGTTTCGGGCGCTTGTTGAGCGTCCGCCACGGCCTCAAGGGCATTCGGCAGAAGATCGTCGTTCATGAGTTTTCCAGTTGTTGCCTGATTCCGTCAGGCGCGGTTACAAGAAGACTTCGCCACTTGCGTGGATCACTCGATACAAGTTGCTCTCAGGCAGGAAGTGAATTTGTCTTGCAGATATGCCGTGCAACTTTTCGCCTATGTCGTTCCATGCGTTTGAAACGACAGAATTTACATCTGGATCGCCGCTCAATGGGCTGTCATGCTCAAAGAGAATCAGTGCCTTGATGTTCAAAGCAACGCAC